AGTTAACTTGAAGTCTTGTGTTAATGGTTTTCCATTGATAAAATAATTGCTCGCATTTAAAGCTCCGTAAATATCAAGCTTATAGTCGCTATTTTGTTGCGGTACAGTTCCTATTCCTACATTATTATTCGCTATTATTATTGTATTATCTCCAGTATCCACCGGCTCATAAGGTTCCCCATTATTCCATATTTCACTTGCAGTCCAACTCGAAGATGTTAAAGGATAGTTAGATGTATATGTGCTGCCGCTGCCGCTGCCGGTTATAGTAGCTGGTCTATTGATATAGAGTCGGCCAAATGAATTATTTAATTTTGATTTCCAATAAGCTGTATAATAAACAAAATTAGTAGTTGAAGGAGAATCCTCGTAAGATCCATATACGTTTATTATAGAATGCGAGTAAAGACTACTATCCGCTCCCATATTATGAGATACCCAGCATGGAGAGCCTTCTAACCAATCATCATTAGAACCGTTAGCATTTTCTACAGGTAACCATTCACCGTCACCAATCTTTCTATACAATTTGATACCCCACCATCTCGAGTTTTCAGCATAATCCATGCCTATATGGCAAGACATTGATACAACGACTTTTGAAGTAATATGTGTTGGTTTAATTTTAATAACAAAGCCTGTCTCAAGATCATCGATATCTATGGGAACCCAAGAAGTAGTATTATCTTCCTTAGCTTTTGTATCTCTATATGTTTTATGTATCATTTGCACAATCATTCCCTGAGTTAACTTGAAGTCATTAGAGATTTGACTCAACGGTTTACCATTGATAAAATAATTGCTAGCGTTTAAAGTTCCATTTACATCTAATTTATATTCGCTGTTTTGAGCAGGAACAGTTCCTATGCCTACCTTATTATATGCAATGCTTACTACCGAATCCATAGGTACATATGATAAGCCGTTGTTCCAAATTTCACTCGCCGTCCAACTCGAAGATGTTAAAGGATAGTTCGAAGTACTTCCGTTACTTATAGTAGCCGGTCTATTGATATAGAGTCTACCAAAAGAATTATTTAATTTCGATTTCCAATAAGCGGTATAATAAACATCTTCTACGGTTTCAGGAGAATCCTCGTAAGACCCAGAAACATTTATTATAGACTGCGAGTAAAGACTGCTATCGGCTCCCATATTATGAGATATCCAGCATGGCGAACCTTCCAACCATTCATCATTAGAACCATTAGCATTTTCTATAGGTAACCATTCGCCGTCCCCGATTTTCCTATACAGTTGAATACCCCACCATCGCGAGTTTTCTGCATAATCCATGCCAATATGGCAAGACATCGATATAAGGACTTTTGAAGAAGCATGCGACGGTTTAATTTTAATAACAAAGCCTGTCTCCAGATTATCGATATCAATAGGAACCCATGATGTAGTATTATCTTCCTTAGCTTTTGTATCCCTATAAGTTTTATGAACAGTTTGCACAATCATTCCCTGAGTTAACTTGAACTCTTGAGATAATGGGATGCCATTAGAAGTATAAATATTCAATAAATTATTACCATATATATCATATATATTTCCCGAAATTATCAAATCATTGTTTATCTCAACATTCCCTTCGGATCTTATTCCTCCTCCAATAATCAAGTTTCTGTTCTTATCTATTTTAAGAGCACTGAAATCATTATTATCATCATCAATGTAATTAATTTCAAATGTCCCATCATAACTATAAATCTCGTGGATATTGCAAGATATGTTATAGCTATTCTCTACAGTATTTATTAAAGAAATATGGGGATGATATTTAGTCTTATTATAATTTCTAATCCCTATTATGAAATTTTCTAAATTAATATTGCTATAATCGTTAACATATTCTTCTATTACCAAAGTATTGTTACACGTATACCCTAAAATATTGAAAGAGTCTATATACACATTTGAATTAATTAGTTTCAACTCGGTATCATAAGGTTCGAGAGAATCAACAAGATGATTTATGGTGTAATTAGAAGTTTTAATAAATACATTGTTACCGATTATATTAGAAGATACAAATAGAGAAGCATCGGTATTGAATAGTTTCTCGATAAATATATTTGACGCATTGATATCAAGATAGTTGCTATGTATCGCATAGTATTTCTCGGAATAATTGATATTTGAATTGTATCTCACTATATTTGTAGTTAATGTCCTGAGATATAGATTAGAATACTCGATATATATAGAGTTCTCTATATCATTATCTATATCTATTCTATCTTCATTTAATTCTGTATATATCTTATCAATTATCAAGCTATTCTCGTCGAAAGGCAATAGTTTAGTTAAAATGCTATTACTAACATTTATATAATTACTATCGGATATCACATCATGTGTTAAAAGGCTTGTTATAGCAATATCATAATCTATATTTAATGATTTTCTATATTGATTGTAATACGAATAGTTAAATACTAAATTGCGCCCAGACAAATCGTGGGATATACCAGTTGTAATATTTATTTCTGTAGTTTCAAGAGATCCCTCGTCAATTATCAAGTCATTATAGATATCTATAATTTTACGAGGAGCTATGTTAAACAGGTTATTGCTATGAGTATTGGTATATATGCTTCCATAAGCTTCTATATTAGCAACCAAGCCATAATCATAACTCGCACAGGTTATTTCTAAATTGCTATAGTTGTTTATATATTCTATATTATCGTGTATCGTAGTGTAAAATAATCTCTTTGTTAATATATTGTTTTTGCTAATAACAAAATCGTCTCTCACAGAATTTGTAGAATTTATCTCAATGCCATTCTCATCTATATTTGGCAATGTACTAATACTTTGCTTAGTAGAACTATTGTATATTTTGAAATCATTATTCCAATTAGATGTCGAAGCAAAATATATGTTGCTATAAGCTATATTTACGCTACTTTCATAGATGAAATCGTATGTGTATCTATTTGTAATAGCCGTAGCCGAATTATCGTATTCGCTATTAATTACAACCGTAGCCTTGTTTACCTTATTTTCCTCACTCAAATATATATCAGTATCATTAAATCCGAATCGCGCCCCTTTTCTTAATTTATAATTATCAAAAGCATCTATAGAGAATACAGTAACAAGGTCTGGATTATATTCGCTATAACTTTTAGCTGCCACATCTATCGTGAATATATTCTTGTTATTAACATCTCCTCCTGAAATACTGTGATAGACATCTTTTCCTCCTTCGGAATTTACAAGATTAATAGTTGCAGGATAAGACTTGTTTGTTATCTGCATTCCATACTTAGCATTTCCGTCGATATGCAATAATATATTTGAATTCACACTTTCGCCTATACCCAAATGCGCTACGGTATTTATAATATCTCCGGTGCTGTCGGTGTTATTAACAAATCTGAGAAAATTTTTATGAGATCCGCTATTTAAAACGTTAAAATCCAATATAGTATTGTTATCCTTAAGACACGTACTAATTTCCACAGAACTTCTGATATTATCTCCAGCAATATCATCGGCATCATTGATACGATAAAAGTTGCTATTGTATATCGATAATTCTATAGAGGAGTAGCTAACATCTTTCTTAGAATAGGTAATAAACTTTGCAGTCGGCTTCCATTCTTCTGTCTCATCGCCATTATCATTATTAACATTATTAACATTTTTAACAATTAAGGGTATTTCGATATTATTTATACAATCAATTATGATATTATCTTTGGGTCTGAAAATATCAAACGAGGTTATTATCTTATTTAAGGAGTTATTATAAGCATTATTAAGAATGTTACAAGAAATATAATTGAAATACTTGTCTACGTATTTGTCTACCTTCTCTAATTGTGCGGTTACGCCTTTAAAATTAAAATTAAAATTGCATCCGTAATTATCTAATATATTAATATTTCCATGTACACTAAGATCACCATATATAGTCATCGCAGAATCATCTTTATAAGAAACTTTGGGATTGTTGACGTCTATATGATATTTTGATTTAACCGTATCATAATAAAAAGACATACCATAAGAGGTTGGCTCTATTGTTTTATTAGTATATCCGATTTGCAAAGGACCTACGCGTTTTACATCTCGGCTATCTATATCATTATATTTGTGGTTTTTATAAATAAACCATTTCTCTTTATTTCGATCGGAGTTCAAATCTCTCTCATATTCGCATATATCAATACCGCTATAATCAGCGTTATTATATTTACCTCCACCAGTAACACCGCGATATATGCGGATAGTCGAATAATTATAATCATTTGTTAATATATTGCGTACCTGTAATGGAGCCACATTGTCCTCTCCTTTCCACCCAATAGATATGTTCTTATTCGTATAAAAACTGGAATCATCACTTGCTCGCCGTAGATTTTCTAACAATATATTATTTTGATAATAAAAATCCGCATTTATTCCTTTTTTTACATTCAGACCTCTCATATTATGCGCTTCTTCTCTGGATTCTTTGTAATTAATGCAAAATTTATCACATGCTTTATCATAGATGTTAAAAAAATCCTTATCTCTGTTATAGACGAAGGCCTTAGTTTTGCTATAATTATTTCCAGAATTAACATAGTATTCGCTCGCAGATACATTACCATTTACGTCAAGGGCCATCATAGAATCCGGTTTCAACTTGTTAATACCTATACTGTTCTTCGCTATAGCCAAAGTAGGATATGTATTTGCTATGTTGCACGAATAGTAATTGGTAGTCAATGATTTAACGTCTGTTTCCGGATAAAAATATATGTTGTTCTTTTTACCAGCTACCTTATTTGTATTAATAATTAAACTGTTGTCCGTATTGTCGAGGCGCGACAATCTGCCTATGTTAGCAATATACTGCTTGTCGTCTACTGTATTTTTTAATAATATATCAAAAGTATTGCTGGAAATCTTACCATCATTTGTGATATTTAAGATAGCCTCGAACTTATCGCTCGGTTTAAGCCCGAGACCCATCTTATTCGGAAAGCTAACATTGCTGTTTGCATCAAGATATGCGATATTGCTACTGATATACATGAATATGAAGTTGCTCCCGTTTTTATTTATTACATTCGTATAACCAGTATAGGGATCTGTTAAATCCAATGGGACTATCTTTTTATTATTTATAAAAATATCATTTTGAATATCGAGATTTACATTCAGATTATTAATATTGAGAACATCTGTGTTGGTAAAATCTATGCTTTTGTTGAATACTACATTGCCGTTAAATACTGCAGTATTCTCGACATTCAAAGAATCCGTCTTAGTATTATTCTTAATTTCTATGTTGCTCTGAATTATAGCATTTTTAGCATTTAGCAAATTATTAACAGAAAGATTATTATTAAAATTGTATTGTTCGTCCGTGAAATCACCGCCATTTATTTGCGTAGCATTCAAAGCTCCGAGACCGCTATTTCTTATGTAAATATCGTCAGTATGTTTGTACAAACCTGTCTCATAATCTTTAATCAAAATATCTTCAAAAGCTGCAATTCCACCTTTTATATCTAATCTCGCATCTTTTTCATAATAATCAGCCAATATTTTATTGTTATAAAGTGTTCTCTTTTGATATATATATTTCGATGCAACGTTTGTACCAATTCCCACGTTATTATTAGCGTCTATAGTCATCGCTGGTATATTGCTGATATTGGAATACGTAGGTACTGCATTATTTCCATAAGGAGATTCTATGTCTATAGAAGATTTGCTAACATGAAATTCCAAAGGGACGCCCTTAGATGTAGAAATAATAGCAGGAGAATCTTTGAAGCCGCCGATAATACCCATGCACATTTTAACGGGCTCTCCATCGTCATTGTTTGTATCGTTTCTGATAGAAATGTGCATATTGCCGAACTTATTGTTTGGTGTAGTAACGATATTCAAGGGATGTGTATTGTTATACGTATCTACTTCGCCACCGAATGTAACATAGGACGGGGTATATATGTTAGTGACTTTGTAATTGTGATTATATATGTTTTCAAAATAGCTATCTAAACTGCTAATTTTGAATGGTTGGGTACCTAAAAGTTGGTTCGTTTTATCGATGAACTCTTTGACTAAATTGCAAGTAATTGGATTCGCATCGTCTATAATAATATTACTAATTTGCAATCCAGCGGCCTTTATGATCCCCGAACAATGAATGTTTTTATCAACATACAGAGATGTATCAGTGGTTAAATACGTGTCTGCTAAACGCCGCGATGTATTTATTGCAACACCATTATCATTTACAATGAAACTCCATTTTGTATTTGAAGTATTATTTAAATCGTTTAAATGATATGTTTTCTCTCCTACAACTAAAAATTCTTCTTTTCTCCGCAGATCTAATCTGTTTAAATTTTTAGCTTCAAAGTCATCATTGAGTTGTAAACCTATGGCAACTGAATCTATTTGTATTACAGGGGGCATAGTATCATTTTCTAGATAACTCATATTATCTTACTCTATTTAAAAGAAAAATACATTTATTATTTATATATATAAAAAATGATATAATATAATTAATATAATAATATAATAATATAATTGCTAAAATGAAAAGAATCGAAAATATTCACAATAAAACGATGGAGATTGATATCGAGAATCAGCCTTATAATAACAAGAATATCCTCTTGCAACGCGAGGATTTAGATAATTTGTTGAATAGCAATGGGCTCTTGGGGTTACAAATTAAAAATATCAATTTATATCGTGTTGCATTCGTTCATAAATCTTATTGTACTATGAAAAATGCGGATTTTGATAAGAGTAATGCTAATTGTCCCACGGGATGCCTGCCTTTACAAGATATGTCCTATGAACGTTTGGAATTTCTCGGCGATTCTCTACTTGGTATGATTGTAACAAATTATTTATATCTACGATTCCCTGATCAGAACGAAGGGTTCTTATCAAAAATAAGGACTAAAATAGTTAACGGGCGGATGCTCGGATATTTGTCGGAAAAGATAGGTCTCCCTAAATTTGCAATAATTTCAAAACAAGTCGAAGAATCCGGAGGAAGAAATAATTATAAGATTATGGAGGATATTTTCGAAGCATTCTTAGGAGCTCTTTATTTAGATTTTCAAACAGATGCCGACGAGGTCTCGCTTCCCTCCAATATAAGAGTTACGCCTATTAGCGGTGCTGGATATTACGTAGTAGAAAGTTGGATCATCTATATTATTGAAAATTATATAGATTTCTGCGAACTAATAAGAATTAAAAATAATTATAAGGATATGCTCGTATCTCATATGTTACATTATTTGCAAGATGTGCCACAGTTTAAAGAATTGAATATTTCTATCAAGGATAATGTTAGAGTATTTACTTATTGTATCAAAGATAAGAATGGTTCTATTATTGCGACTTCTACGGGCAGTACCAAAAAAGAAGCTGAGAACAATGCGTCAAAGAGCGCCCTATTATATTATAATGTAAATATTCAAGAATATAATTCTCATATATAAGAAATTATATAATTATTCATCTAATACGAATGTAAATATGGTAAATATGAATATAACACATTTAGTTTTATCTGGAGGCGGAATGCACGGAGTTATGTTTTTAGGAGCCCTGAGGTATTTATATATAACAAACTTGCATAAAAAAATCACTCATATCGCAGGATGTTCAATAGGCTCTTTCGTAGGTCTAATGTTTGCTTTTAAATTAGAAATAGAGGAAATGGAGGAATTGGTATACAATATGCAATACGATAATGATTTATGCAATGTTCCTATAAAAAATTATATTAAATTAATAACGGAGTATGGAATATGTGATATGGAGCTTTTTATAAATCATTTAAAAGTTGCTATAAAAAAAAAGTATCCGCATTTAGACGATAAATTAACTTTCAGGGATATATCAAAGATATTTGGGGTCAATATCTATATGTCTGCAACAAATATAAATTCCTGTGAAAATAAGATTTTTTCTATTGAGGATACCCCAGATATATGTGTGTATGATGCTTGTTGTGCTTCTATGTGTATTCCTCTATTGTTTAAACCAATACATATAGAAGATTACTATTATGATGGGGCCTTGACTAATAATTTTCCCATTAAGATATTTGACCATGTGCCCAGCGAGAATATAATAGGGATGGTATTACAAAAAGAGGAACGGACTATTGAGAAAACGAAAAATATCAACTTAATCTATATTCTAAAGCAGCTATTTAATATCTTAAATGTATTAAGAGTTAAACATGTGCTAACCGCACAGATTAATAATAGCAAGATAAAAAACTTTTATTATCCTAAGAATTTACCATTAAAGAGCACGATGGACATAAAATTCAGTAGATTAGGGATGAAATTGCAGCTAAAAAAAGAGCAAATTGACGAGATGATATTTTGCGGCTTCGAGAGTATGGGAGAATATATAGAAGACAGGCATAAGAATTTCGTAAAAAATATAGAAGACCGCACAATAGATCTATTGGTATCCTAAGTTTCTATTATAAATGGCGTGGAGTTAATAATTTTAGAATTAAGGGGTTTTTTATCGGTAAACATATTATGCGGGATATTTAAAAATATATTAATTAGTTCTTGGGTTATTTTATTTAAAAATGTGCTACTATTGGCGCTCTTATTCTCATTATAGAAATTAATTATTTGATTACCAAAATTCACCGCAAATATGGAAATCTCTTTAGAAGGTAAGTTTGAAGGTATATTAATTTTAGCCAACCATGATTTATAATAGTTATTTTTATTCCTGAAAGCACCAGTAATTCTCACATAGTCTTCTGGTATATATTTAATATGAGAATCATTGATCTCTTTGGCTATTCCAAAATCATATAAATATATAGAGTATGGGCATGCTTCCAAATAGTATATCTGACCATTTATTTTATATTGATAATAGCCTTTCTCATTATTATTATGATATAGGAAGTTACCCCAATGGCAATCGCGATGAATGTATCCGAATGAATGCAGAGTCATTATAGATAACATCATTTGAATAAAAATATTATACAGTACTTTATTATCTTTTAAAAAATCTTTTTTCTTACATAGACTCTTGTAATCGCCATGCGCTAATTCATTTAGCAGAATAATATATTTTTCGCCGCTAATAATTCTCGGTGTATTTTTATCAGACAAAACGTTGCAGTATATTGCCTTATAAGTCAAAATGAAATGTCTCGATATTTTATTTTTAACAATTTTCTCCGTTATCTTTTCGTTAAGAGTACTTTCTAATAAGTTTCTATAATTTCGAACCATGAGTTTTGCGGCGATGGGGCGCGAACCAATTTCGTTTTTTATTTTTGCTATATAAATATATCCATATACACTCGATGTACCAAAGCGTCTTGTGAGAATTATTGTATTTTTAATGTTATATTCGGGGTTCATAGTATCACTGGTCTTACTAATACTCAAGCATTGCTTGGAACTCACGTTTTTTATTTTCTTACGAATATGATTATTATAAAAGATTCTGCTATCCAAATTATATTTAATATTTTTATTCATAAAATAATTATCTATATCTACCAACTCATCGCTGGTCTTTTTCTTCACTTCGGAAAGATATTTACTGCCTACAGAATTCGATAAATATCCCTTATTATTTTTTGTAGAAGCATATTTGCTTATATATTCGTCTGAGTTCATTATAACTAATAACTATTCTAATATACAGCAATATTCTAATATATTATTATAATAGATTTATGAATAATAATATAGAACCATATATATTTATAATAGATTTAGACGGGACTATAATAGGCAATTGCAGTTATCAATGTGATATATATAATATCATGGAGTTGATAAAAACATATGATAAAAAAAATTTAAATAAATATAAGATTTTGTGCGAAAAATCTCTGAATGAGAGCTATAACGAGAAGTCCTTATTGATAAGACCGCATTTTTTTCATTTTATTCAGGCAATGAAGAAGTTATATCCGGTTTCTTATTTTTATGTATATACTGCTTCGGAAAAAAAATGGGCAAACAAAGAGATCTCTATAATAGAGAAGAATAACAATTTTAAATTCGATAGACCTTTGCTTACGAGGGACAATTGTATAATAGATAAGGATGGTAGTATAAAAAAATCTATTAATAAAATATTACCGCTTATTAAAAAAAATATAAAGTTCTCGAGTACATTTGATATTAAAAAGCACCTGCTTATAATAGACAACAATCCTACTTTTATAGATTACAATGATAACTTGTTGATATGTCCAACGTATAATTATGTTAAATTCAATAATTTGAAAGATGTAGTACCTGACGATATCAGCTGTGCTAACATTAAAAATTACATAAGTAAATTGACGAAGGAACAGAGAATGTGCAGGAATTATAATAACCCCGAATGTTTGGAAAAAATATATAAGTGGCTATATAAAAAATGCAAGAAAATCAATAAGTACAATTTGAGATATGTTAACGATAATTTCTGGAAGGATTTGGTAATATTAATAAAGAGCCATAATATAAGACAGTACACTTCCAAGAATGTCGATATGATGCAAAAGAGCATAATGATATAATGATATAATGCTTATAATAATGATATTATGATATATATTAGTTTTGATATTGGGGTTAAAAATTTGGCGCTTTGTATAATTAAAAAGAATGATATAGCAGATACTCAGACTCAGAATACTCTGGAGATAATTGATTGGCGAATAATAGCATTGGCTGATAGCAAGAAGGAAATCAAGGGTATCGAAGATATTACTGAGCGAATTTATATGAATATGGATAACATCGTCGGAGATCTTAAAAGTAAAAATATAAACACTATTGATTACGTATTAATCGAGAACCAGCCTTCTAATCTCAACGGTATTATGAAGACCATACAGCATATAATATACGGGTATTTTAGTTTAATTAAGTTTTGGGACAAGGAGGTCGGAAATGTTATTTTAATAAATGCATCTTTGAAAACCAAGCATCACAACTATGTAATAAATATAGCTAATACAAAACCAGATGAACCCAAGAATAAGAAGGGGTTCCGTAAGGATAAATATAAGAATAATAAATTACTTAGCATAGAACTGTGCAAACAATATATTAGCGAAGACGAATATTTAAAGAAACTTTTCAACGAAAATAAGAAAAAGGATGATTTGAGCGACGCATGTTTACAGGCAATATCTTATATCCGATGTGCTATCGGTAGCGGCAGCAGCGGCGGCAGCAGCAGCGATATAGTAAATAATTATAATAAGATTTATGCGCACGAGATGATAATGTTGGAATAATCTTATCATTTATCTGCATTACAATAATATATTTTTCATTTTTATAGATGCGTATTAATGCTGATTAAAATATTATAATAGATATATAAACATTTAATATCAAAATAAATATATAATATGGCTTTAATATCAACTCTTAATAACCAAAATAATGATTTAATAGAGTTAAATAGAGATAGTTTTAATAATCAACAAGCATTTAATTTCAATATTCCTCGAGGCAATAATAAATCTGGAGATAATTCATTAAATAACGAGCTCTTTAACAGGAAAAAAATAAGTGACGATGTGATCTCAATGTCTTCAGCGAGTTCATCGTGTGCAAGTTCTCCACGGGGGAAACAAGATTATATTAAAAACATGAATAATATCTATAAAAATAAGGTTATTAAAAAGAGCAATAGATTTGATGAAGATGTTGTAAGTAAAAAAAGTTACAAAAGCTATTCAAGCTCTTATAGCAACGATAGCGAAGAAAGCGGAGATAGCAGTAATAGCAGACACAGTAAAGAAAGTTATGAGAGCGGCAAAAGCGAAGAGAGTGGAGAGAGTGTCGAAAGTTGCGAAAGCGGCGGAGAGAGCGACGAAAGTGGAAGAGGGGAACGCGGTGATGATGGTAGAATCGGGAATTATAATGATAAAAAAAAATTTTTAAGCCCTAAAGAACTACTTAAACTTGAAATAAATGAAAAACGAGAGATAATTTATCAGTTAGATAGATTAGAATCTAAGGGCTTTAAATTACCTTTTAAATTCAATATGAATTCTGATTTAGAAGAGATTAAAACAGAATATAATAGAATAATAAGAGAAAAAGAATTAGATGGCAGTGTTCGTTTTCAACAAAAAATGTTAATGGCTTTTATATCAGGGACTGAATATTTAAATAGTCGGTACAATCCTCTATCAATTCGTCTTGATGGATGGTCTGAGCAGGTAAATGAAAATATAAATGATTATGATGATATTTTTGAAGAATTACATTATAAATATAAGGCTACTGGTAAAAAAATGGCTCCTGAACTAAGATTATTTATGTCTTTATCAGGTAGCGCATTTATGTTTCATTTAACCAGTAGAATGTTTAAAGAACAGCCATTGCCAGATATAGAAAATGTATTAAAATCTAATCCGGAATTAATGAAACAATTTCAAAATGCGGCCGCAAAACAATATATAATAGGAAACAATGATCAACAATTTCCTCAAATGTCGCAAAACAGGGGTTCTGGAAATTCTGGAAATGATAGTATGGGGCTTTTTAATATGGTTAGCAGTATTTTTGGTTCTCTAAATAGCGAACCTCCTCTATCAAAAATGCCTATGTATCAGCAGCAGCAACAGCAGCAACAGCAGCAACAGCAGCAACAGCAACAACAGCAGCAACAGCAACAACATCAGCAAAGAATGCAACAATCACAGAATATGAGAAAACCAGCCGAAGATATTGATAGTATAATAAGGAATGTTCATAGTAAGATATCTATTGACGATAGTGATAATAATATTGAAACACTCTCTGTAAGCGATGAAGAAATAACCTCAATAATCGAGGATACTGCTGATATACAAATATTAAAAAACAAGGGTCGTCCTAAAAAAGGGGGTAGAACTTTGAATATATAATTATTATATAAATAATAATTTACACCCTTGAAGATTTTAAATGGCACAAAGTTCTGTAAAAACAATATTCATTACAGGTTTATTACTTTGTGTCTTCAAGGAAGTATCAAAACTTTGATACCTATAAATTATGGTTGGATACATCGTGTAATGTATCTGATTGTTTGCTTCTACATAGATATACTGGTCTATCTAATCCATTTATATGATTATAAGCTATTTTATAAATGTTTTTAGCACCATTAACATCCCTGTTCCATAATCCACAACCGCTCTTACAGCG